CCGCTCAACACGAACAACTTTGGTCCCTCGAACTTTTCGGTTCCCGCCTATGCTGGCCCGTCACCTTCCGTTGCCCTACTTCATGCATGGGGTGATCCAGAGTTTGAGGCGGAAGTGGCATCAATTGCGAATGTCACGATCACGCAAGGAACTGATCCTGTAGCGATGACCACGGCAGCAGCAACCGCCAAGGGCGCAACATGGGGACAGGATGCCCTTCCGCTGACTGGTACGGTGTCTCCCGGCCTATACCACGATGCTAACAACGTATTATGGTGGGTGATTCAGTCGTACGACACTGCGGTCTATCCAGAGCCGATTCTGATCCCCGCGCTGATCCGCCTGGCAAAGATTCCCGGTGAAGTCCTGCCGTGGGTCCAACCGATCGATCAGTACGACGCCTACAAGCTGCAGAACGCCTTCACCGGCGAGCCTGACCAATGCACCCACAACGGGAGCACATGGAAGGTGACTCAGGCGGACGGTGCCGGCAACAATGTCTGGGAGCCGGGTGTGTTCGGCTGGACGGTAGTTCCATGAAATACGTGAATGGGTTCAAGGTTGATGATGACGGCACGCTGCAAGTTGGCCCACCGCCGATCACTCACTATGCGATGGGCCTGCCGTTCAATGCCAGCGAGGGTCTGGTGCTTCAGGTCAACGTCCCTCCTGCTACGGGCGATGCCTATGTGGGCGGCACGCGCGTCGGCCCGTTGGGTGGCGTCTATGCTGTCGATACCACGCCCGTAACAGGCGATGCGCCCGTTAACACTGTAGCGCCTGACACCACGGGCGATGCCAAGGTTGGTTCGGTGCTTACGACCACACAGGGTACGTGGACGGGTACGGCACCCATCACCTACGCCTACCAGTGGTACAGCGGCATCAACATCATCGCTGGTGCAACGACCAACACCTACACGGTTCAGGCAAGTGATCTCGGGAATGCGGTGATCTGTCGAGTCACTGCTACGAACGCCCACGGTGGTGCAAGCGCGACTGGTCCAGGTATCCGCATCGTCACGGCACGCTACAACTATCGTACCAACGCAGGCGTTCCGGCAGAAGGATTCATCAGTGCGGGAAGTGTCAGTGCCCCCAATCAGGTTCGTATCAACGAGGTAGATAAGGACGGCATAACCCACAACGGACCATTATCCAGAATGCGGATTGGTGACAGTATCTTCGTCGGCAGTCAGGAAGGCATCATACAGTTGGAGCCTATTGATGCTGGCGGCTACTACATCTTTGAAATGGTGTCATGGCCCGCAATGGCTGATGGCCCTTATGACGTCACGTTAGGGTTCAACGCGCTGTTTGCGGTGACCCTCGACAATGACCCGTTTGAGGATTTTCCAGTTCTTCAGGTGCCGGGACTCACCGTTACCGAGGATGCTGATTCGTATAACATTGATTTCAACGGCGACGGGATAGCTGAAATAACTATTCCGAAACCGTAGTAGCGGGATGGTATGGCCCGTTTTCCCTCTATACCACGACAAATAAGGATAAATGCCATGAACATGATGCAAACAGGTTTCGGAACTTATGACGAGGCACAGAGCCAAGCGAACCAATCCCGGTACGCAATGGACTCAAAGCTCTACGCCACTTTCTATATCCGCCCCGTGATGAACGCCTTCAAGTCCAGCGTGGAAGGTCGTCCCATCTATGAGGAGAAGGAATACATTCGCATCATCGTTCCGGGCGATTCCAAAACGACTGTTGATTGTCCCGTCACTGAAGAGTTCCGTGGCCGCTTCGAGAAGCAGTACGAGAAGTTCAAGAAGGGTCTGGAGCAGGCGGTCGAAGGCACCCCGCTGGAGATGTGGCCACAAATGACTGTTGGCCTCTGCGCCGAACTCAAGGCGATGAACGTCATCACCGTCGAACAGTTGGCCGCGCTGGACGACAGCAAGGCTCAACGCATCATGGGTTCCTACGATCTGCGCCGCAAGGCTCAACTGTTCCTCGACGCAGCCAAGGGCGAAGCGGACAATAACAAGATCGCAGCCGAGTTGCAGAAGCGGGACGACGAGATTGCCCTGCTGAAGAACCAGATGGCGCAACTGTTGAATAATGCCGGCAACAAAGCCAAAGCCAAGGAGTAAGTCATGGAAGAAGGGGCGTAATAAAATGCCAGATTTTTCAAAAGTATCAAAGGAAGATATTTTACGGGCAATTGAGCAGCAGCCTGGAGTATCACATTTCACCGGATGGGACCAGTACGGAACCCAAAAATTGAGGACAGGTGAAGGACGACGGTCAATTGATTCGGCGATGCAAAACCCCGCATACGACGAACAAATTGAACGTGCTTTGGTTTCCGATAGCGCTGGATTAGGACCATCTGTGCAACAACAAAACTCATCGGAGGCACTAGATTTACCCTCCGAAAGGTTGCGGTATATGCAGGAATTACGCCCTTCCCCAAGTGGTGCACAACAACCCGCGGTTGAACTAATTCTCAAAGCGTTACGTGGCTTTGGTATCAATACGGTAAACAGGTAGGAGTAAGTCATGGAAGGTAACGCGCTCCAGATCGCAAGACAAGCAGCAATGGAACTCGGGCTTCCTGCTCCGACGGAACTCGTTACCTCGTCCGAAGCGACCTCGATTCAACTCCTCGGGTTGATGCAGGCCGCTGGCAACGAACTGGTGATGGCATTCGACTGGGAGTTCCTGACCAAGACCCACATCATCACCTCGGTTGCCGGTCAGGGCGCGTACCCCGCTCCCGCCGACTTCGGGCGGATGCTGAACCAGACCCTGTGGGATTACGGCAATCGCCGGCCAGCCTACGGCCCGGTGTCTCCGCAGGGCTGGCAGGTGCTGACCAACGCGCTGATTTCGGTCGGTCCGTTCGCCCGCTACCGCATCGCTCGCGGTCTGACCGAGTTTTTGCCGGTGCCGCAGGGTGATGGCCACATCTTCGACTTCCAGTACATCAGCGACGGTTGGGTGAAGTCCGCCCAACAGCCGGCTGGCTATCAGGCGTTCATCACGAACGACCTCGACACGGTGACGTTTGACTTCTGGCTGATGGTCAAATTCCTGAAGCTGAAGATGTGGCAGGCGAAGGGACTGGACACCACCAACTACGTCGCCGACTTCACACGCATCTTCGACGCCTGCACCGGGCAGGACCACGGTGCTCCGGTACTTGGGCTTGCCAACACGTTCAAGACCCCGTGGCTTACCATGTACAACGTGCCTGACGGCAATTGGAACACGGGAGCACCATGAGCGCCCCATCGGCTTCCGCGCAACGTAGCTACTCCAAGACGGTCACCGCACCGATTGGTGGCTTGAACGCGTTCAACCCGATCTCCAACATGCCGGAGAACGATGCGCTGGTGCTCCGCAACTTCTTCCCCGAGCCGTTCGGCGTTCGGGTGCGGAAGGGCTACCGGGAACACGCCACAGGACTGGACGGCGAGGTCTGCACCATCATGCGCTACAACGGCATCGATGGACAGACCACGATCTTTGCTGTGGATCAGTCGCAGGTCATGGACGTCACCACAGCCGGCGACTACTCGGCAGGGACGGCGTTGTGCGCTTCCACGAACCCGTGGTGGCAATACACCAACTCAGCCAACCCAGCCGGCACGCACCTCATCGCGTTCAACGGCACGGATGACGGCATCTGGTGGGATGGCACTGACCTTGTTCGGCTGACAGCCGGCGACGGAATAGCACCCGGCACGTGGAAGAACATCGATCCGAAGCTGCTGGTCCAGCCGATTGCCCACCAGCACCGCATCTGGGCAGTGGAGAAAGACAGCACCCGCGCTTGGTACTTGCCGCCGGAACAGTTGTGTGGTGTTGCCGAGTTCTTCGACTTCGGCGGCAACTTCAACCGGGGCGGCTATCTGCAGGCGCTGGTGACCTACACCTACGATTCCGGCTATGGCCCGAACGACTACCTTGCCGCCATCTCCTCCTCCGGTGAGGTGTCGCTCTACAAGGGCATCGACCCGGCCAACGCATCCAGTTGGGAACTGATCGGCGTGTTCTACGTGGGCGGCACCTTCACGCGCCGCTGCACGACCAAGTTCGGCGGCGACTTCGCCCTGCTGACCCAGTACGGCATGGTCACGATGAACTCGGTCATGTCGCCGGCCAGCGACTCGGTGCTGAACAACGCGCTGTCGCAGAAGATTCAGTACCTGATCTCCGAGGTCATCACCGAGGGCAGCTACCGTGACGGGTGGGACATCCACACCTACGCGGCGGCGAACTTCATCCTCATCAACGTGCCGGGTGTCATCCCGTCCCAGACCTTCCAGTTGATCTACAACACGCTGACGAAGGCATGGACCATCTTCGAGGGGATGCAAGCGAACTGTTGGGCGACTGCCGGCGACAGCCTGCTCTACGGCTCTGACGGCAAGGTCTATCGCGCTTGGGAAGGTACGCTGGATGCTGTTCCGCTGGACGGTATCGGCGGCACCACCATCAACGCTGAAGCGCAACAGTCGTTCAGCTACTTCGGTGAGCCGGGGGCGAACAAGCACTACAAGATGTTCCGCCCGACCTTCCTGTTTTCCGGCAAGTTCAAATACCGCGCCGGCGCGAACATGGATTTCGACTTCGCCACGCAGCCCCCACCGGCATCGTTCAACACGTCCAACTTCGGCGTGTGGGATACCTCGTTGTGGGATGGCGGCGACGTCTGGGCAGGAGGTTCGCAGAGTGACAAGCAATGGGTGAGCGTGGTCGGCATTGGTTACGCAGCTTCCGTCCGTCTTGGCATCGACACCAGCAGCGACACAGTTTGGGTGTCGACCGACTGGTTGATGGAGAAGGGTGGTGTGGTGTGATGGTCCTCATCAATGACCGCAATCGGGACAAGGAACTCGGCATGTGGATTTCCGAGAAGGTCGATGTGGAATACCTCGACGGGAATCCCTGCTTCGGCACCGAGAAGGACGGCGAGTTGATCGGGGCGGTGATGTTCAACAGTTGGAACGGCAGCAACGTCTGCATCCACAACCGCATCGACCACCCGGCGGCAATCACGCGCCAACTGTTGCATGCCGTCTTCTCGTTCGCCTTCAAGACGCTCG